TTGGGGCACTGGCGCTTCTGGTGCAGGATGCTCCTGTGCGCCGGGACGTGCACACGACACTGCTGTGGGGCCCGACTGGCACTGGCAAGTCCCACCGTGCCCTGACGGCCTTCCCCGACGCCTTCCTGGTCCGCCTCTCTGGAGCCAAGTCCCCGTGGGACCAGTACAACAGCCAGAAGGTGGTGATCTTCGAGGAGTTCGACCCGGCCGACTGTCCTCCTCAGCAGCTGAACTCCTACCTCGACGTGTGGAAGCTCAATCTACCCTGCCGCTACGCGAACAAGTATGCCTTCTTCGATCATGTGATCATCCTGACCAACACGGACCCGGTGAACTGGTACTCCACGTTCCCGCTCGCCCTGCAGCAAGCTGTGCAGCGTCGCCTAACTGCTCCGATGGGCCAGGTCTTCAACGTGATCGACCAGCAGACTCCTGTGGACTTCCACTGGTTCGCCCCTCCTCCTCCCGCAGCCGCAGCCGCAGCCGATGCAGACGCCGACATGGACGCAGCACTAGCACAAGCAGCAGCCGATCTGGATGCTCTGGATGCAGCAGCAGCCCCTGCAGCCGCAGCCGCAGCAGCTCCCTCTGCTCCGACTCCGCGCCTACGCTCTCCTCCCAGCCGGGATCCTCGCCCCCTCCAACGTGCAGCCAGCCAAGCTCTGGTGTTCCCTGATCCTCCCTCCCAGTTCTTCGACCACGACGAGGCCGCCAACCCCTTTGGTGATGGCAGCCAAGATGATCCCATAGTTCTCTAAAGTGAGTTGAGACGAGCAAAAACAAAACAACAAGACAACAGCACCCTATCCCCCCTCTCTCTTTCCAATTTCTAAGCACAACAACGATGGCTGTTCCCATGCAAGTAACAGGGGGCAAAGCCCTCTATCGCAAGATGTTTGTGCCCCAGTTCCAAGGAACCCAGGGCAGGGCACAGGTCTTCCGCCAGACCAATCGTGCAGCTCGCCAATCTGGATTCCAGCTTCAGAGAGCCCAGCCCCAGTTCATCCTTCCCCGCCCAGTTGGGCGTCCTGGCACTGAGGTGAAGTCTGTGGATGTAAATCCTGCAGCCTTCAACGTCGTCGCCCTTGCAGCTGTTGCCTTTGCAGAACCAGCAACAATGACCGGCTACTCTGAGCTAAACGACATCCTTCAAGGAGCAGGCGTCTATCAGCGTGTGGGCACTCGTGTGACCATCAAGAGTATCCATGTCAAGCTTCAGATCACTGGGCAGACTCCTGCCACGACCAACACTCTCATGCGCACCATACTTGTCTACGACCGGCAGACTAACGGAGCAGCTCCAGCCATTGCCACCATATTCTCCGACCAGATTGCTGGTGGTGGAGTGGCTACACTCTTCAACGCTGGCCTCAACATTGCAAACCGCAGCCGCTTCTCCATCATAAGGGACGACATCAGGGCTATCTCCTTCGGGAGTGAGTCCATTGCCACCTACAAGACCTACGCCAAGGGAGCCTGGCCAGTGGAGTACTCTGCCTCTGGTGGAACCATAGGAGACATTGCTACCGGGGCCATCTATCTCATCATCGCCTCATCCAACCCTGGTGTAGCCCTCGGAGTTGCCATATCCAACTCTTCTGTCCGCCTTCGCTACTACGACTGAGCACACAAACATAAACAAACAACAAATACAACAATGCGCGCGATCAGCGCGCCAGAGTAAGGGTTAAAGGGGGGGTGGGGGAGGGGGGGTTAGGGGTTAGTGATAGATAAAGGGGGGGGGGGTTAGGGTTATAACAACACTACCTTTGAAATACAATGCTCATAGGGGGCGCGGTAGCGCCCCCTGTGAGCGTTGAGATACAACGGGGAAGCAGACCCAATGCTGGTTAGGGGCGCGGTAGCGCCCCGTACCAGCGTTGAGAGACAACGGGGTAACCACTCGATCCCTCCTGCCACCTGGGGTAAGCTAGTAGCCTCCCGCTGCGCTCTAGTATTATAAAAAAAATTGGGTTTGTGCGGAGTTGAACCCACACCACAACTTTAGAACGTGGGCAAGGGTCTAGTATTACCCTTGCCCACTTCTGCACAGGGACCTGTGAACGGCTCGAGCCGCCTCCCGTTGGCCACTTTTGACGTCATTTGGGCTCGTCTGAGTTTGCCCCGTTGGCCACTTTTGACGTCATAAGTTCCTTAAATACAAGTTTCGAGCTGGCTCAATCATTTTTTAAAGAGCACGCACACAGCACTCCACTCTGCTATGTCTCAGAGCAAGCGTTGGACGTTCACTCTGAACAACCCTGGCGACCACCGCCCTGCGTTTGTCGCCGCTGACATGGACTACATGGTCTACCAGCTGGAGCGCGGTGCTGCTGGCGGCACTCCTCATGTACAAGGCTACGTCCGCTTCAAGGGCCGCAAGCGCCTCGAGACTGCCAAGGCCTACATCCACGCCACTGCCCACATGGAGGTCGCCCGCGGCAACGAGCAGCAGAACCACGACTACTGCACTAAGGCCGACACCCGCGAGCCTGGCACTGTCCCCACCGAGCACGGCATCTACGACGCCACTGCTGGCACTCAAGGCAAGCGCAACGACCTCGACACTGTTGCTGACAAGCTCAAGGCTGGTGCCACTCTGCAGACGATTGCGCGGGAGCACCCGAGGGAAATGATCAAGTTTCACGCTGGGATTGGGGCACTGGCGCTTCTGGTGCAGGATGCTCCTGTGCGCCGGGACGTGCACACGACACTGCTGTGGGGCCCGACTGGCACTGGCAAGTCCCACCGTGCCCTGACGGCCTTCCCCGACGC